GCGTAGAGGTGGCCTTTGGCGTTCTCCTGGCCTCGCAGCACCTATAACGCCCGCGCATCCTTCAACCGCTGGTTTCGCGTGAATTACAGCGCGGCGGGCTGGCCAGCGGCATACACGGCTGGCGGCATCCCCGTCAACTTCGAGTATCCCGATGTGCCGCTGACTTTCCCCTCCTTCTCGGTGACGCATCTCGGCGAGTTCGACGGGCACCGCTTCCAGGGCGACCGCATGAACGGCGGCACGGGTTCCTATCGCTATGCAATCACCGAGGTGTCCTGTTGGGCTAGCGGGGATGCGAGTGGTGCTTGGAGCCGCGACCTCTGGCAGATGCATGACATGGCCGCCTATCTCTTCCAGAGTGCCCGCAGCATCCCTCTCCTCAATGTCTACGCGACGACTGCTACAGCCAATCTCACGGCCATTGGTGTCCTACGCCTTGGGCCGGATTCTGTCTATGAGGACGTGGAAGCGCCTATGGAACCATCTCGCAACGTTCACCGACTCCGTATGCTAGCCCACTGGTTCTATCGAGCACAGGTCTAGGGAGGCCACATGACACAAGAGGTAAGGACTTACAGGGAAGGGACGCTGCGCTGGGTGCAGGCATCCGGTCGTGGCACGAGCTGGGCAACGGCCTCGGCGCCGCAGTCTGGGCTGTTCGGCTTCGTGGAAGCGGGGCTGAACTTCCAACGTGGTGAGGAGTATGCCGCCATCTACAATCGTGGCGTTCTGAGCCACAACAAGCTCATTCGGGCGCTGCCGGTTGAAGGATCGTTCACCGTCCTCGAAGGCGTGACCGCCGATTGGCCTGACAATGTCATCGGCACCGCCAGCGGCGCGAGCGTCAAGATGATGCACCTGGAGTTCCGGTACAACTATACCGAACTGGGCACCAATACAGGCTACTTTTACCAGGTGATGGGCGTGCCGTTCCCCATGCAGATCACGCTCACCGAGGCCCCTGAAGGCAACACGAGGGCCTATACGTTCCGCGGACTCACGGCCAACGGACCCACAGCATCCGGCTATCTCAGCTAGGAGCCGTCATTGGCCCGGGAAGCCTTCGCATGGCCTGAGGCGTCTGTGTTCTTCTACAGCGCAGGAGAGGCTGGCGTCGGGCAGGCGTTTGTGGAGGGCGTCACCTTTCAGGCGCGCTTCGGCTATCGCACCTATCGCAATCTCACGACGGGAGCATGGGCTTCGCGGTTCACCGAGGTGCTGTCGGACAAGCTCGTGACAGTGGACTTCCGGCATATCTGGACGGATTCGACAGCGTTGATCCGAGCCAACAGCGGGACAGCGTGGAATTTCGCCGTGAGCGCGGTGAGCCCGCTCCAGACAGGCGCCTTCCAGATATGGAGCGGCGTCATCACAGAGTTTCAAATGCAGGGGCAAGAGAACGGGTTGTGGAAAGGGAGTATGCAGTTTCGAGCACATGATTACAGCGCCATCTAGGAGGATGTGATGCCGAGACAAGCAGCAAATGGACGGGTGCCGTTGTCGGCGCTGGTGGAAGAGGCGATTGAAGTCGAGATCGTGTCGCCTAGCGGGAAGCGCACGAAGTTGCACATGCGGCCGTTGACGCACAGCGAACTGCTGGCGCGTGATCGGCTGTTCCCGCTACCAACAGCGCCGCTAGGCGACATGGTGCGTAATCAGCAGACGCTCAAGATTGAGCGCGTCATGAACGAGAATGATCCCGTTTATCTCGAAAAGCGAGATGAGGCGGTGCAACTACGGGCATCGGCGGCACTTCTCAGCAGCCTCACCGATTTGGACGTGCCAGGAGAGACGGAACAGGAACGTGTCCAACATTTCCACATGACGATCCAGATGTGGGCGAAGCAACAACTCTTCGACGTGTTCAACCGTATGAACGGCTTCACGCCGGAGACGATCAAAGAGGCTGAGACAGAAGTTACCCCTTTAGACGGCGGGTCTATGCCATCCTCGCCCGTCTTGGTTGGAGCAGCGAGCAATGGGACGCTCTGACTATGGCGGAGCAACGGCGCATTTTCGCGTGGACTGAGATCAACGCCCGTGAATTGCAGGGCATCATTCGCGGTTTCTCGAAGGAGCATGGCGACCCAGGGGCCTATATGCAGGTGCTTCTAGAACTGCGGCGGTGGTTGGGATGAGAGCATCAATCGATGCCCGCGATGTGGTGGTGCATCTGCAAGCGTTGCAGAAGGCTACGCCTGAGGTCAAGCGGCAACTTTGGACAGCATTACGGGCCACGGATGTTGACCTAGAACGCGGCGTGAAGTCGCAGATGCCAGTCGATACGGGCCGCGCCCGGGCTTCCTGGGGTTCTTGGACGCCCAGCGATCTTGTAAAGCCGAATGCGGATGCCAGCGCTGGCGATGCAATCCATGAGGAACATCAAACCAACCTAGAGATTGTGCAAGGGACGAATGTCCGTTACGTACCTGCCCTCAATGCTGGGCACAGCCAGCAGGCCCCTGCTGGTTTCATTGACGTGCTGGCAGAGTTGGCTCGCGTTCAGATGGTGCGGTTCGCTCAGGCGATAGGCTTCAAGACACGCTAATGCCGCCGGTCACGACGCGCCTCCGATATGAACTCGATGATACGGGGATCAAGCGTGCCATCAACGGCATGAACCAGTTGTCACAGACGACTGCGAAGACAGGATCATCCTTCAACCTCCTTGCCCGCGGATCAGCTATTGAATTCGTTGCAATGGCCTATGCCGTGCGGTCTGCCTCACAAGCGATGATTGCAGCGATGGCTGGGCCAGTTCAGGCGGCAATAGAGTTCGAATCAGCCTTCACGCGCATCCGCAAGACCGTTGATGCATCTGATGCTGGATTTGCAGTACTTGAGAAGGACTTCCGTGCCTTAGCCAAAGTCTCCCCAGCACCGATAGACCAACTATTGCGGATTGGTGAACTCGGCGGGCAGCTTGGTATCGCCCAAAGCAATCTCATAGGCTTCACCGAGACGGTGACAAAACTCGCTGCCGCGACGAACCTAACGGCTGAATCGGGGGCGCTCTTCCTCGGACGCTTCACGGCCATCATGGGATTGCGCCCAGATAGCTTTGAGCGCATCGGTTCGGCGATGGCCCAACTTGCTGACAACACGGCTTCAAGTGAGGCTGAAATCAGCGAGTTCGCTCTGCGCATCGCTGGCGCAGGCAAGGCCGTCGGTCTGTCGGCAGCGGATGTTCTCGGCCTCTCTGCAGCGCTGGCTTCGGTTGGCTTGGATGCGGAATCAGGCGGGACAGCCGTTAGCCGTGCGTTGATTCAGATGAGCGATGCTGTAGCCAAGGGCGATGATCGGCTACGGCTCTTTGCGCTTGTCTCAGGGCAAACGACGGCTGCATTCAAGCGGCAATTCGAGACTGATGCGGCAGGTGCGCTACAGACGTTTATCAGCGGGCTTGATAATCTTCATGATGCCGGTATCAATATCTTCCCTGTCTTAGAAGCGCTTGAACTGGGCGAGATTCGCGTCCGTGATGCTCTACTCCGCGCCAGCAGCGCACAGGAACTATTCGGCAGCACTCTGGCGACAAGTCGAGATGCCTACGATAAGGCGACACGGCTCACCGAGGAATACAACCGCCAATTGGAAACAGCAGAGGCAAAGATTCAGATCGCCAAGAACAACCTTCATGACCTCTCTATTGAACTAGGGAATATCTTTTTGCCAGCCGTCGGGAATGCTGCGCTAGGTTGGACGGCCTTCCTACGCGCCCTTTCCGATACGGGGCCGTTTGCGACTGTCCGCACGATGTTGGATAGCATCGCTGATCATCCTTTGCTACGAGGAGCAATCTCAGCCGTCTCGCCAGGGCTGGGGATTCTCATAAGTGGACGTGAGGCATTTGGTCGATCAAGTTCTGAAGTCCAACGCCAGCGCGATCTTACAACGAAATGGATTAGCGACCAGGAAGAAGCCAGTCTCAGCGCTGAGGAGGCATTGAAGCGCTTCGGTAACGCCATTGCAGATGCAGGAGAGCAGGCTGGAAAGACTGATCCTGAGATGGATCGCCTACGGCGCGAGATAGACGCGCTCCTTGCATCAATGGACGCGGGCACGAAGAAGGCCAAGACCTTTGAGGACATGCTGCGTGAGGCGGGGACAAGCCTAGCTGAGATCGGCACAGCTTGGGCGGAGTCGCATCCCGCTGTTCAGATGTTCACGTTGCGCATCACTGGCCTGAATGATCAGCTCGCCGCCGTGAACGCGGCCATCGAGGAGAACGCTCGCCAGCAACGCTATATGCAGGCTGAGATCGCCGCCACGCAGGCACGCATCTCCAGCCTCACTGATGCGCTCGCAAAGGCGCGTGATCGGCTGCGCGAATTCACGGCACCCCGTCTCGTTGGGCAGGGAGCCATCGAGGAGCGCATCTTCCAGCTTGAGGCGGTGCTGCGCCGGATGCGTATCGCCGAGTTCACAGCGGGTGCCGGCGCAGCACCGCAACTTACCTCTGCCATGCGCGCCGCCCTCGGTGGCATTGCTCTCGACCAGCCCAGCATTGAGCGAGCCCTGGATTCTCTGCGCACACGATTAGAGGACCTCACCGCCGATCCGCTGCGCAAGCTAAAGGAGGCTGCTGAGGGCACGTCCAAGGAACTCACCTTTGAGGAGGCATTGGCTGG